GAACACTTTATAGTACTATTTTGTTCAAAATGCACCATTTCATCGAACATTGTTAAATGTTTAACAAACTCCACTCACTGCACTTTGTTAATCATTTAACAATCTTCAGACTTTTTCGTGTTTTCATTGCTGCCAATACCAACATTTCCTTGCAAATAGCACCTCGCAATCGCAGCAAACTACAAAAGTCGAAGCGCTTTACGAACACGCATAACCAACTATCAATCTAAAATTGTATTAAAAAATATACATTGTAACAAATGAACAGTGCATTAGACTGACCGTCTTAAACGCCCGATTTCAGCGTCATCTCCGCGGTCAGAGCACTGTCTTGTTACGCCGCCGGGCGTTACCCATCAGCCCTCGGCGCATTAAAAATGCGCGAGTAAGCCAATTTATTGGCCCCTCACGTTCGGCGGTTACAATATAATCTGCGAGCAATTGTGTTACGACCGTTGACATTTTTCCATTTTTCTCCCGACGGTCGTGACCGGAGGTTTGCCACCCTCAAGCCTACGGTCCTACATTTGCCATGACTGGCTTACACGTCTTTTGCAGTCAACGTACCCTGAGCCACGAGCATTGCCCGCAGAGTATCGCCCTAACGTACGTTTTTTGTCATTAGTTTTCCCGTGCGTTAGGGTATTCCGAACTTAACGCGGCACCGCCGCATTTACATATTGCATATGGAGGTATCAATTATGCACGACATACGACCTGAACGTGTAATTGCGCTTGAGCGTGAAAATACTGAGTTACGTGAATGTATTGACAAGTTGTTTCAACAAATAACTGAGCTCAGTGCAAAGTACGAAGCACCGTCGGACGCCGCAGCAACACAGCAACGAGCCCTGTACGACGTACCCAGTCACGGCATGACTAATGAAATGTATTTGAAGTCGCTGACGACGAAGCAGCTGGCTCGATTGTATACGAAGCATTTCTTTTGCATGGATTACGACCCACAGACCGGCGAGTTCAAAATGGCTCACGACTGTCCGTTGACGAAATTGTGCGTCGAGCTCGATCAAAATGCGCCTGATGGCACTGTGATTGAATGCGAGGACGTCGTTGAGTACTGGTTAAAGACTAAGTATTCTGAGATGTCCGAATTAAATATCGATAAAAAATAAAAATGGAGGATAAAGATGATAACGATTGACATTGTTGATTCTATCGACGAGAAAATTAACCTTTTTAACGACACGTATGGCACGGACATTATTGCCGTATTTCCGGACAGAAAAGAGATATATGTCCGAGACATGCGCCAGTTCCTGACGGTATACTTTGAAGATTTTGACGACGAAGTGCCTGTGGACACCAACCACAACTTGCGTACCGTTGAACGCTCTGTACTTACCCAAGACAAGAGGTACCAAGTATTCTTGCAAGACGAATACATCGGTTATACGGTTATCGGCGAGTACGAGACTGAAAGCGACGCGGAAGAAGCGATCGAGAATTGCCACGTGCGCCAATACAACATAACAGTCGCAATGAACTACGAACTAAGCATCACAGTCTCTGCGTCAAGTCTCTCAGAAGCTGAGGACGCCGCATACAACTTCTGTTGCGATTCGGTGAACCTCGAAGACCGTTACACGTTCGCTGACAACATTAACAAATGGGACATCACAGATACGAACATCGAAATCACGGATTCCGAGCTTGCCTAAGGAGGAATTGCCCCATGAAACGTAAACCGAAGAAATACGTCGTTGTATCGGATATGTATAGTACAATCTACAGCGACGTTGTGATGGAGGACCTGAAAGAGTTCTATCCCGACGCGTCAGATGACTTGCTCGACGAGCTTGCGTCAGACCTGTATTTCGACAACCGTCGATTGCTTATGAACACGTTTGCTGATACAATCTTCCCGACTGACGTGATTTGTATTGCTGACCTCGGACTGTGGAACGGCAGGTATCAAGCATATCGCATGTATGACGCACCGACGCTCGACGAACTGTTCACGTCTGGTCAAGACATCGAGGAAGCGGAATGGTACATCGACGAGCACAACGACCTCCGTTGCAACGCATACCACCACGACGGAGAGAACCACCTCTTGTATCGTCAAATCAAAAGCGAGATTGGCGACAAGGCACGCGAGAATCTTTACAGCAAAATACTGTCCAACACGCTGACGCGCAAGGACATCAACCATTACACATTGCCCATAGGGCAAATCGTGCTGAACGCTGAACAACGACACGTCGGTTGAAAACCGGCGATGACCTCTCTATTACGAATAATATGAAGAAAGAACCAGAACTTAAACAACAACCTCAGAACTACGACAGAAAAGAAGTCTTTGAAGCAGCGCGCATTACGCGAGACGACTTCATACGCTATACTTATGCTTATCGGCTACAAGCTGACCCGACTCATGCAACGGCCGCCGACATCAGCAGCTACTTGCGAGAACTCTGCCCTGAGTTCGCCGTATCAACGAAATACGTCAATATGGTTATACGATCGAGACCGCTCGTCACACCGCTCGACGTACGAGAACTTGCCCGCCGTTGTGAACTGTACTCTGTACGACTGAGGGCAGCCGCGTCAGCTCTGAAAGCCGCATTAAAACTGGAGGACTAAGAATGCAAACATGGAAAATTACGCTTGATTCACCGACTGACGCAGACCGTGAACAAGACATACAAACGCTGCACGTTATGTGCGCAAACCGAACAGTGCACTGGGACTTCGACATCACGAACGACGAGATTGTCTTCCTAACTGGCGACGCCACTGCACTCGAAACGATATTCACTGCGCTCAGCGGTAGGCCCGATCGCGAGATACTCGACACGGAGGTTTTGACGTTCTCACGAAGCGAGCGAGATAAACTGCTCTGCGAGCAATACCTCTATTCATCGACCGTCCCGACCGTTCAGGACATTGCCGACACGTTCGGCGTCACAACAGCGCTCGTATACGAGATATTGCGCAAGAATAAGATACCTCTTCGTACAAAGCGCGACGAACGCCGCGAACTGATCGAAGCGACTCTGCCCAGAGTACCGAACGGCACCGTCAAAGATATTCTGCTCGACTACCTCGATGGACTTGACTACAAAGAGCTTGCGGAAAAATATCACAAATCACCGTCGTATATCAGTAAGATAATAGCACTCGACAATACGACCATCATTCCTGAAGATGTCTACACCTCACTCGCGGACCTCTGGGAATCGTCGTTCTACGACATCAACTACTGTGCCGACGTGCTCAACATTGAGGTATCTGACGTTAGAAAATACCTTAGAGAACTCGGGTATAACATTAAGCAGGCGTACATCGTCGAAGCACTGCGCAACGAATGTAACCTGATGCGCAAGACCATCACCGAGCAGACCACCGAGATATTGAACCTGAAGGCAGAACTGAGGAAATGAACGCAATACTCGAAGCCATACGGAATAGCGGACCGTGGGCGCCGATCGTCTTCACGATATTCCAGTTCTTGCAGGTAACGTTCATACCGATAAGTTCTACGCCTGTAACGGTACTCGGAGCTCTGCTGTTCCCGTGGTGGGAGTGCTTGATATTGACTCTAATCGGTCAGCTCGCTGGGTCGCTGCTAGCGTTCTACTTAGCGAGACACTTCGGACTCAGGTTTGTACTAAGACTCATCAAACGAGAACAGTACGACAAGATTATCGCTCGCCTGCACGGACGAGAGGTGTCGACGCTCGTGTTTATGTTCTTGTTCCCCGTGTTTCCAGATGACTTGCTATGCTTAGTTGCTGGACTCACTCCGATGAAGACCAAGGCGTTTGTTGTGGTACAAATCATAAGCCGTACGCTCACAACGCTCTGGACTATATTCGGCACGGCGGCGATCGTGTACCTCGGCTCTTTGCAATGGGCGTTCTACATCTGGCTGCTTATCGGAGCATTGCTCGGTGCAATAATAACGATAGGTTGCGTGTATCAAGAAAAGATTTCAACGGCGCTGCTCAATGCGTGGCGTCAACACAAAGAAAATAAAATATACTTAACGTACCGCCCAACGCGCGACGAGCGACGGGCGAGGCGTAACAAGCGGAGGAAATAATGTTAAGACCTTGCTACTTAAATCAGAAACAAGAAGAGATGTTCCACAGATACTGTAACAGCAGCGCAACGTCACTGCACGACGTATACGAATCGTGGTCTGATAAAAAAGAAGAAGCGTACAAATATTGCTTGCGCGATATGAAAGAACACGGCGGACAAGATATGCGTATCACCGGGGCGAATGGCTTCGCGTTCTCGTGCGCGTACCGCATTATACGTGATGATGGAGCGTACCTAGTGTATCACACGCGCTGCAACAGATTCGAGTTCAAGTATATGGAGGAACGGGAATGACGAACAAAGAGCTTAAGAAATGGTTAAAACGCTGTGGAGCAACCGACAGTCTTTGTGATGGTTGTCCGTTTGAAGCGCATGATTTGTGTTTCGACGAAATAAAACTCGCGGCGCTTGCGCTCATAAAAAAGCAAGAAAAAGAAATAAACCAACTCAAAACTGAGTGCACTTTACTTGACGACGAACTACGCAATGCACGGCAAGAAACAATCAACGTCTTGAACGAACTGAAAGCGAAATCGTACGTGAACGACTATTGTCGTGAGGTCGTCGAAGTCGAAAAGATCGACGAACTCATAGCGGAGGTAAAGGAATGACGAAAAAGACGTATTTCTACCTCGTAAAAGTAAAAGAATACAGCAACGATCGCGTTGATTTTATAGTTAAAACCGATAGTAAAAAGAAAGCGATTGACGTTGCATACAAAGAGGTTGTGCGTATATATCCGCCAGATTATATGAGGTCAAGATTGTATGAGCCGTACCACAAGAAAGACATATTGGCGTGGCGCATTGACAAGTTGATGTTCAACGAAGACGGAATTACGGACATATATATGACAGATTAAAGGAGTGTGAATAATGCCGAAGATAAAAGTCGAACTTGAAGTACCAGACGAATACTGTGACAAACCTGGTAATATTTGCCCCATGTGCGTAGACGACGGCGTTGCAGCGTATTGTGTTGCGTTCAATTACGCACTGGAAGAAGAAGATTTTCATTGCAAACGACTTAAAGTATGTAAACAATCGGAGGAATAATTATGCCAACCAGAAGCGAAAAAATCGAATTTATCAGAGACGTATTGCGCCAAGCGCGCGTACGTGAATGCATCGGCAAAGTGTGCGAAGAATGCAAATTCTACGACTCACCGAACTGTCTTGAAACGTGCTACGCTACAGAACTCGTGGATATGGGTATCGTTCAAATTCCGGAAAAGAAACAGAACGCTCCGGAAGCCAATTCACCTATCGTTGTCGCATTGAAGGAAATACCCGATGAGAACCTCGCTGACATCGTCAAAGTTGTAACGAGCTCCGTCGAATCGTACACCAACCAGCGTTTAGAAACGTTTGTAAATACAATCAAGAAACACTCTCTGTCGTTCTTAATGCGAGATACCAGTAACGGACAATACCACGATGAGCAATATGTCCCTGTTGTTACAATCGATCACATATTCTCGTTGCTTTCAAACCCTGAAGCGGAATAGGAGGCAGTATGTATACTGACGAAGCAAGACCGAATGAAGCAAAATTACAAGAGATTCTCAGAGAAGGATGTAACCGGGAACAACTGGCGCAAGACCTGTTATCGTGGTTAAGCGACGACGAAGTAGGCGAATTTGCCAGAGCTTACGAGTGGTTTTAGGAGGTACCATATGGTTATTGATTTGATTCTTGATCGAAAATACAACGAAGAAACAACCGGTTACGACGCATACGACCCGTATGAATTTTACCGCGAAGTAATGTCGTACGAAAGCATTTTCGAACTGCCGCGCGATATCTCGTCGGCCCTCGATTACGGCACTGAAGACGACGTACGTAATGCGTTGTGTAAGTATATCGATGACCAGCAATACAACCCCGACATCAAGAACTACGTGAACTCAAAAACGTGGCTTGAACCTATAAACTAACGTTAAAAATAAAATTGTATTAAAAAATAATATCCTGTACCGGAGGTAAATATTATGAAAGAATTTTACGCATTCGTAACAGAAACGCTCAGCCGCCCCGTCGTGGTAAAAGCGGAAACCCAAGAAGAAGCCGAACAGAAAGTGATCGACGCATATTACAATGGAAAGTTTGTACTCGACGCGTCTGATTTCGTTGACGTCAACTTCGATACTCGTGAGAGTGACCTCGTCGACCCTTTGACCGAAGCGGACAGACTGAATCTGACGTACATCGAATAAGGAGGCAAGTATGACGATTTGTTATAGATGTTACCTCGAGTTGTTATCTCGTGGTGAACAGGTATTCACAGCAAAAGATTACGTACACGACGAAGACGGCGTACAATGCGATATGTGCGGAGAAACCATCGAAGAAGGGGACGAAATCTACAATGTCTACGAATAAGCAACCCGCAGTCGATATCGAAAAGCTCTGTACTGAGAACATTCCGCTTGTGTACTACGTGTACTGGCACAAGTTCAATAAGTACCAAGATATCAAAGAGCGGTTTTACGACGAGCTGATATCTGCGGGCTTCTTGGGACTTCTGCAAGCAGCGAGACGATATGACCCGTCCACCGGGTATAAATTCTCAACGTTTGCAGCAGCGTCCATCGAGCGTCGTATGTATACCGAAGCGCGAAGAATCTTCAGGTGGTATTACCGTTCACCGACGGTTCGTCTTGAAGACAGTCGTAACATCCCAGATAAGAATTTCGATTCGATCGCCGCTGCGGACCAGCGTATGATTATCAATTACGTTCTTGCCAAAGCGAAAGAAAAACTGTACCCCAAACACTGGGATATTCTGTGCGATTACTTGTGCGGTGTCACAGTCAAAGAACTGGCCGAGAAGTACCAGTGCAAGTCGATCGGACAAACACTCACAAATATTTTTGCAAAGATTCGCAAAATAAGCGAAGAAATAAATAAAAAGGAGACAAAAGAATGAACACAGTCGATTTTGAAGCAACCAAACCCGAAACCTTTGTAGGTAAAACCCTTCCGGAGCTCGTAGACGCTCTGTACCCGAACATCGAACTCAACGTCATTGCCCCATACAAGGGCGTCGACGTGATGACCGACCTGTCGAAAATCGCCAAGAAGTACCCTGAGGTCGTTACGCTGCCCATTGCGATAGTTAACGTCGTACCCCGTGAAACGTACAAAGACCCGGAAGTCAAAGACAACTTCGTCAAATACGACATCGTTGTTACGTTTGACGATGCTAAAAAATAAAATTGTATTAAAAAACAATACCCTGCGCCAGAGGCAAATATGATTGACGATAAACCTGTAGTCGTTACAGACCCGAACAAAATCAAAGAACTTAAAGAGGCGTTATCGTCGAGCAACGTATATGGCTTTGACATCTCACCGGCCCTTCCGTCGCCACTCCCAGAGAACGCGGCGGAAATGTGGTTCGGACACAACCAAGACAAAAATATGTTTACCAACAAGGAGGTTAATATGGTAACATTGAAAATTGTAGCAACTGAAAAACGTGCGTATGCACAGAAAGAGAACGACGAAAACGTGATTGTTTGCCCCATCGTTAAAGAAAGCAGCGGTAAATATTCGGTAAACATCAAGAAACTCGGCTTCGGCAAATCGTTCGTCAACATCGGCGACCTTGAAGACAAAGTCGTTACGCTCGAAGAGAACTCTCTCGTTGCCGGCAGAAGCGCAGGACGCAAACGTAAAGCTCCCAGCGTAGTCGTCCCCGAAGGATATGAAAAATTCTTGACCGCAGACGAAATCACGATCTTCAACACGCTCGTCGAAGCAATCAACGCCGGCTTCATCGAGGCAATCGAAACGGCAAAAGCTGCAAACAAACCCAAGAGCGAGCTTAACAAAATCGCTGAAGACGTAGCAAACGCAATGGCGGAATAATATGGTCCCGAGATATTTTGCACACAAGATTGTTGCGGAATGTCTACGAGGAATATATCCATTGCAGCAGGTCAACGAGATTATGTCGGCAATGCCCTTGCCTACGTATGAACAGACCAATGGAGCATTCGTCCGCGAGTTAGTTGCGTTCGTGAACTCTGACAACCGTTATAAGTTGTGCATTGTGAATCGTCGCAACTGCCGCTGGGCAATGTTTATTCTCACTCCGTATGGAACCGTCCGCACTGAACAGCTTACGTACGCCTTTGGTATTCCTTATGAGGAAACATATGACTCTGCCATCGCCAATAGTATGGACGACCTGGCGGATATCTTAGAGGAAGTCGGCTTTAACTCGACGGTTATTGCCGAAGCGTTTATCGATGCCGATGACCTCTGTATATGACGACTATGCCTGAAATGACCGATTTAATCGCACAACTCATCGAAATCAATGACGAATGTGCGCAAGTATCACAACAGCTTGAGTCGCTCAAAGCCCGTCGAACTTCGCTCAAGAACTTGATAATCTCACAACTGAACGAGAACGGTCTGACCGCTGCGTCTGCCCACGGCAAGACAGCGAAAGTTGTTACCAAGTATTCGTACTCAGTTATCGATCCGGAGAAGTTCAACGAACTCGACTCGAAGTATCACACTGCCGCGTTATACGGCATCAACTCAAAGAAGCTCAATGCGTTCTGTTCCGATCTGAAAGAAATATACGGCGAAATTCCTGCCGATTTGTTAAGCACTCTTTCAGGTTTCGAATACAACGATATCAGTTTTACCAAATCTAAATAGGAGACACTTATGGAAAAAGAAGTCGAAAACAAAATTGTCCCAACCGTTCCCAATGATAACGCTCTCGGCCCTGTCGCGCAAAGTCCCGAAGAATATCTCAGCGAAGTATTCGCAGACGCTGACGGGCTGCAACTCGAATTTATGAAAATCAATACACCGACAGCTGGTGGTACGATTTTCGAAATCGAAGACCCCACTACTGGGACCACCGCCCCGATGAAAACGCTCGATTGTGTTATCCTGAAGAGCTTCCCGTCGAATGTCATGTACCTCGACGATTACGATGGAACCGCTGTTCCGCCCGATTGTTCGTCGAATGACGGTGTCATAGGCGTCGACAAAGATGGCAACGAACACGAGTGTGCAAAATGCTCTTACAATCAGTTCGGCAGCGGTAAGAACGGAGGCAAAGCTTGCAAAAACCGTCGTCTGCTCTACGTATTGCTTGACGGCGAACGAATTCCCCGAGTCATCAACTTACCTTCAACGAGCTTATCCAACCTCGCGAAGTTCCAGACACAAGTTCTTATGGCAAGAAAACGTTTGCGCGATTACCGCGTGCTCATTTCGCTGACCAAAGCAACGAGCAAAACGAACATTCCTTATTCGAACTATGTCTTTGCGACCGCAGGTCTCTTGGAAAACCCTGAAGACATCGCTCGCGTCAATGACGCAATGACTTTACTTGCGGCGCTCGGTAAATGATTACCGACGAGCAAATGTCGTCAATGGTTCAACGTGGGGTACGAGATATGGAATATACTTTTTCTCGTGCCCATTACCGCGTTGACATTGAGAGTCTTGCGTGGGACGCAATGTTCGATCTGATTCAAAAAGAAGAAACGTTCCAAACGTATTCTTTGTTTCGTTTGATATTGTATCGTAAAATCTTACGAGAACTCACAAAACATCGCAACATATTTGTTGCCGATATTCCTGACTCACAGAACAGTTGTTCTGATTTCACTGACGAGATTTGCATTACAGACCTTGACGTGTCTACCCTTACCGATGACGAAAAGCTTTTCGTTGAATGGCTTATTTGCGACTCGCTTACTAAGACGGACATCGCAGAACTTACTGGAATGTCACTGTCCACTGTTCACAGAACATACCGTCGTATAATTACTAAGCTAAAGGAGAGAAACGTATGAACGAATTAACAAAAGGACATCCGACTGACGCTGGTATTGATATCGCTCTTGAAAAAGACGTACACATTCCTGCGCACTCGGGCGTAACAATAGAGCTTTCAGTTGCGAATCTAGATTTGCCCGCGTTCACTGCCGGCTTTATCTTCATTCGCAGCAAATGGGCTCATCTACCAATCTTGATACAAAACCCGCCGATCGACGCGCATTACACCGGACCGCTTCATGTCTGGGTCCACAACTTCTCAGACGAGGATATCGTGCTCTTCGGTGGCACTGCGTACTTCCAGCTGGTTGTATTCAAGATTATTCACCCCGCACTGCCTAACGTTGAGATAAAAGATTACCGTCCACGTGCAGCTGAGCGGGACACAACGAGGTAAACTATATGATAACTTACGACCGTATTGACCGCTGCTCTACAGCAACGGACTTATGGGAAAACTTGTATTGCCACTTGGCTAGCCCGTATATGCCGAAGTACCCTTGCCGTAAGAATATGGGCGGTGATGAAACAACGTTTCTTATCGCTCATCACTCTGTCCTGACTGATACGAGATATCCGCTTGTATTGTCGGAAACAAGAGCGATGTCGCTCCGTTACCTTGTCGCCGAACTTCGTTGGTATATCAAAGGCGAAGATACGTGGGAATCGTTCGAAACTGTTGCTGGCAAGAACATCTGGAAATCGTTGTCAGATGACGGTGTCCACGTTAACAGCAACTACGGTCACAAAGTGCAATACGCTTACGGTTTCAACCAACTGGAATATTGTATCAACCTGCTCAAAGAGGACAAATTCACTCGTCAAGCAGTGATTCATATCAAGCCACCGCTGAAGCCAGAGACTCCGTCCAAAGACACTTGCTGCACCGTTATGTTGCAATTCGTATATAATTATTTGGACGAAGCTCTTGACGCAATAGTCTATATGCGCAGTTCCGATATATGGAAAGGCATTGTATACGACTTGCCGTTCTTCACGTTATTGCAACAAGTCTGTGCTGCGAACGCTGGGCTCGACTACGGCGAACTTCATTTCATTGCCGGCAACGTACACTTGTATACGGGCGACGTGAAAGAGTTTATCGAGTCACCGCTGAGTACACGAATCTCTTGCCGTGAGGAACGCTTCTATCCTGTCAAAGCTCTTGACCCGATCGACTGGAATGTGCTGCTGCCTATTCTGAAGACAGCGCCGACCGTGAACGACGCGATCGATCAGCTTTGCGAAGCAAACAACCAATTCAAGCTCTTAAAGACAATGTCGGAGGTAAAGAATGCCAAATAATATCTGGCTCGATGGAGCTAACGGAACAGGCAAAACAACCCTTGCGAACGAGCTCGTCAATTATGGTTTTAAGTACTATCACAACGGTAGACCCATAATCAAGCGTGGCTGGTACATTGTCTTGAAGTACGTCATTTTCGAACTCACTCATAAGAACGCGGTTGTTGACCGTTGTTTCGTGTCCGAGTGGGTCCACGGAAATTATGAACGTAAACGCTCTTCGTTGAGTATCAAACAATGTATCTTTCTCGAAAAATTCATATCCCGATTCGGCTCTGGACTGACGATATTCGTCCCTGAGGACGTTGAGTCAACGGCTGACCGTATCGCAAAGCGTGAAGAGGAACACCCTCTATCGCCTGACAAGGATATGCTCAGCGAAATCATTACAGTATACGAAGCGTACAGCGTTTGTAGCGGACACCCGTTGTGCCGCGTGAAATATGCATCGGACGTTCTCAAAGTCCACATTGCAGAAAACTTATAAGGAGACAGTATGATAATCATTTTCGATGCCCCAACATACGAGCTGACAAGCTCGAAGTACGATGGTATTTTCAAAGATATTCCAGTGTCATTTACCACTGAGGAAAGACTTGTAGACGGAACAGTTACCGTCGTTCCTGTACTCACAGAATCTCTGTTAAAGAAAGTCAAAGAACTCGACCCTTCGGGTTATTGTATTTACGTCTTCGCGTGTTCTCGTAATAAGCGCAAGTTCAAACAATACGACAAGTGGTTTTTGAAATACGGCACAAGTGCGTCGTTGCTCAACGCCTCTAAAATGTCTGACAGTGAGGCAGCTGATGAAATCGCGTCGCACCTGTATATGGTTATCAGCGCCTTATCGGCAGTGTTGAACTTGAAGGCCACCGAGGAGGACAATGATGGCGACAGCGGGTCCGGAGAAACAACTCGAGAATCTCATTAAAACCGAACTTACACGGCGCAGGGCGTGGTTTGTTAAGATAGCAGCATCGCCCGAAATGCCTCGTGGAATACCCGACATACTCGCGTGTTATCGTGGACATTTCATCGGCATCGAAGTCAAGCGCCCCGGCCGTAAGAACGGTTTATCGGAACATCAGAAAATACAACTGGCGAACATCACGAAAGCGGGTGGAATAGCGTTAGTTGTAAACGATTTTGATAAGTTTATTGTAGAACTGAATAGTTTGGAGAATAACTTAAATGATACTAACAGATAATTCTGGACGTCAGTACGATTTATTCGACTATCAAATCTCTGGCGTCGATTTACTTTTATCACACCCACGATACATTCTCTACTGGGACTGCGGCGTAGGCAAGACACTTGCTCTCATCGCGGCTCTCAACCAATTGCCACGCGGCAAAGTTCTCATTGCTTCCCCGAAGTCAGTGCGCTTCGATATGTGGGAAAAGCTCGGTATTCCTATCAATCACGACGTGACGTATCTGCATTACGATATGTTCCCTCGTATAACAAACCTCCCTACGTTCGACTATATCATCTTCGACGAGTGCCACAAAATCAAAGGTTGTAACACTCAGACTGCGCGCATTGCTTCGAAGTTGTCTAAGAAAGCGAAAGTCGTATGGGGAGCGTCAGCAACGATCGCTGCTAACTCATACATCGACACTTTCCGTATTCTGCGTAATATGGGGGTTGCTGAGTTCCAGTACCCTGACTCAGCGTTTATTGGGCGTTATTACAATACGTATTCGTTCCCAGTTGCAACGCGCTATGGTACGAAAAACATCAGCAAGCCGACGACGGTCAGATTACAATTTGCCGACGAGCTTAGTTCGACGTTCGCTCAATACTGCGACAGTATCAATCTGGACGACGTTCACAAGTTACCAGAACGTCATGAAGATGTAATTTACGTCGACGGTATGGCAACACCTGAGTATTCCGCGATTGAAGCAGGTATTATTGCTCTGAGTGATGAGGACATATCTATCGTTGCGAAACTCGAAGCGTGCGCAAAGGCAAGACAAGCCGCAGGTGGTTTCATTTATTATAACGATATTGATACTGGGAAACAGCTTGTTAAGAACTTGTGCCCTGATAAGAACCCGAAAATCGAAGCACTGCGGAAGTACATTCGTGAGCACAACGATGAGAATATCATTATTGCCTATTCGTTTATTTACGAAAAGGAAATGCTCGAACGAATGCTTGCCGAAGAAAACCGAACTGTAACAGACGAAGTATCTCTGCTGCCGTATGCAAATACGTTCTTACGGCAGATAAGCCGCGGCGAAGGACTGAACCTTCAAACGTGGGCGCGGCGAATGGTGATGTATTCGTACGATTACAGCTACATTGAATGGACCCAAATGCAAGGACGTATCTATCGCGTTGGACAGACTAAGGAAACGTACTTCACGTCGTTGATTTCAAGAGGAACGATTGACGAGAAAGTGTACCACGCTGTCCAGACGAAACAGACGATTGACGAGTACTTGCGCTCGGTGACACGTCACTCGGAGGTATAGAATGACTGAATTTGAAAGATTCAATACTATATTTCCTAACTCAGTTTACCGTCTGATTAAAGCTGGTGACAAGACACCCGAGGGCATTCAGAAGTACCCCTACAAAACGTTGTACGTTGGGCCAAATCAACGCGTCGGCTGGATAGTGTCTGAAGGACATTGTGTTGTCGACTGCGACGATATGACCACCGCAAACGTTGTCAGAAAATATGTTGAGTTGAACGACATTCATTGTTGTTACTTCAAAACGTCTCGCGGAATGCACTTCATTTTCCGGTTGCCTGCAGAAGTGCGCATCGCTCGGACAATCACTAACTCGTCGCACGTCGTTACAATGTCGTCTTTGGAAGTCGACTACCGCGTCGATGGGCGTGGATATATCGTCTTGCCGCTCAATGACCCTGATCGTGAGTGGACTCATCTCGACGAACAAATCGATTACTTGCCGATTCCGTTATATCCTTTCGGTCAAGCAGGATCGATCAATCTCGATGACGTCAATCTCATGGGTTTAGACGACGGCGACGGCCGGAACGACGCATTGTTCAGATGGATAAACCGTATCAAGAGCAAGACAAACGACGTGAACTCATTGTCCGCTATCGGGCAGATGATAAACGAGTGTCTGTTCGCGAAGCCGTTATCGAACGCTGAACTTAACTCGACGGTATTGCGCGAATCGAATCTCACCGCACCGAACACCGGCGCTAAACGTAAGACTCTTGCCGAGCAAGAAGTGGACGTTGCACGTCAAATGCTGCTTGACAAACAATTCTACAGCGATGAGAAACGACTGTACGTGTTCGACGGACGTTATTACAAACCTATCGCAGACCGTTTCATTGAACGTGAAATCTCTGTTGAGTACGCTCCGCAATTCCGTTCAACGAGCCGTGAAGAAGTGTACAAACATCTTCTGACCAAAGCGCCACTTGTCGAAGACGAAATGAACGACGCTTGGCACTTCATATCTTTTAACAACTGTGTACTCGATATTAAGACTGGGGAAACGTTCCCGCACTCGCAACAGCTTTTTGTGTCGGCACACATAAACCACAACTATATCGAAAACGCTCCACCTACCGCGATTATGAACGCGTTCTTGGATATGTGCTCGAACAACGACGTTCAGAAACGAGCGATTATACTCGAAATGATAGGCGATTGCTTGCTTAAAAGAGCATTGTTCCAAAAGATGTATCTTATCTACGGCGAAGGCGGAACTGGCAAATCGACGTTGTTGCGTATCATTACGTCACTCGTCGGTGAAGAGAACGCGGCATTCTTGTCGCTGCAGGACCTTGAAAATACGTTCTATCCGTGGGAGCTTGTAGGTAAGCTCGTCAACATCGGTGATGATATCCCGTTCGGTAAAATCAACGACTCGTCTCTTATCAAGAAACTTGTATCGGGCGAACGTATGATGATACAACGTAAGTTCGGTCACCCGTCATCGTTTTCGAATTACGCAACAATGATTTTCACTACGAACAAACTGCCGAACACTGCAGACCGTACGTCGGGCTTTATGCGTCGTTTAGTGCTCATCGATATGAATACTAAGATACAAAAGCCGACGACCTTCTTCTGTGACAAGCTGAGCGAAGCCGACTTCGAGTATTTGATTTACCTTGCAGCGTCGGCAATACGTGCCGCTCTTGAACGCGGCGAACTCACTCGTTCGTTTGTGGTTGACAACAACTTGCAAGCTTACCAGCGTATGCAATCGGCCTTGTCCGAATATATCGACGACGAGAACATCACTCGCGACTCGCTTATTGGCCGAGACGTTGGTTCTGTCTTCGCGGAATACGCGTTGTATTGTCAGCTTAACGGTATGCGTCCGATAGGGAAACATAGTTTCGTATCTGAGTTGTGTTCACTGCTCTTCATCACTAGCGCCAAATTACCCGACGACGCTGGACAGAATATTGTACTGAGGTTTACTTATGTCGACAACAAAACTAATTAACATCATCTTCGACTTCGAAGTCTTCCCTAACTGGTGGTGCTGCTGCACTCGTCGTGTTGATACGCCTGACAAAATCAGCGTTATCACATCCGACGACCCTGCAGCGGTACGTAACCTGCGTCTCTTAATTGCAAATTGCCGTCTTATCGGCTTCAATATCCGCTCATACGACTTGTATATCTTGTACGCAATCGTGAGCGGTTGTACTCCCTCAGAAGTGTACGAAGTGTCTGATAACATCATTCACAACGTCTCGACACAGTGGACGTCGCACTTCGGGCATTACCGCTGGAACTGGATTGACTTGTACAGCGACTGGAAATTCGGCTCATTGAAAATGTATGAAGCGAATCAAGGTATGTCGATCGTCGAGTCAAGCGTTCCGTTCGGTAAAGAAAATCTCAGTCCGCGTGACAAGATGGAAATCATCGAGTATTGCCACGCCGACACAAATGCAGCATTACAACTGTTCCACGACCGCGAGGGGTATTTCTCAATACACGAATACGTCTCGGAACATTACAACATTCCCCTTCAGAAAGCGTATCAGCGCACAATGCAAGGACTTACCGCAGAAGCGACCGGCGTACAGAAAACGCCGTGCACTGCTGCAGAGGACAAACGGTCATCGATCTACGTCCTTGATTACATTAAGGAAATGCTCGACGGCGTTGACCCATTCGCGTTCCTGTTGGAAGACCAGAACGAAGTACGTACGTTCGTGTATGACGGCGACGTGTACAAGCTCGGCGTTGGCGGCGTGCATAGCGACTTCGAGCAACCGATTATCGTTAAGAGCAATGAAAACGGTAGAATCTTCTCGATTGACGTTACGCAGTATTACCCGAATATGCTTATGAACTTCGACCTTATGCCGCGTGGTATGGACGAAGCCGGCAAGAGAATATTCGGCGATATGATAAAAGCTGTCCGTGACTTAAAGGTTAAGGTCGGTGAGTACGAAGCGGCTGGCAATTTCGAGTCTGCCAAACAAGCGAAGTCACTGCGTGACAAGTACAAAGTTCTTATCAACGCCGTTTCTGGGGCAATGCGTAATAAGTACTCGAAGTTCTACGACCCGTCGCGTATTATAACGATGTGTGCTGTCGGTGAGTTTCTCTTGATTGCTGTTGTCAATGACTTAAAGAAACAATTCCCGGGTACTGAAGTACTTCAGACAAATACTGATGGCGCGTTCTTATACGTACCTAACTGGGAAGGTTTTGAGGAAGCGGTCGAGAAAATCAACAAACGCATCGGCTTCACGTTTGAGGTCGACGCTGGTAAAATGCTTGTTCAGAACAACGTCAATAACTACATCTTCGTTAAAGACAACGGACAAGCGAAGAGCAAAGGTTCGTGGGTATATCCGAAGCGTGATAGGTTAAAACCCGCGTCATACGCGATATCTCATATTGCTGCGTTCAAACTCTTGCTCGACGGTACGCCGATCGAAGAAACGGTTCGTAATTGTACCGATATAATGGACTTTGCAATGTGCGTCAAGAGCGGCAGCACGTTCGAGCGGACGATATACAAGACCAACAACCAAGAACTCGAGGTCAACAACACAAACCGATTTGTCGTATCACGCCGCGGCATCGGCACCCTGTACAAAATTAAAGACGGCTCCGCGCACCGTTTCCCGGATTGCCCGGACAATATAATCTTGATCAACGGCGATATTTCTGAGTATAATCTCAAGGACTTAGATATCGATTACGATTTCTATATCCGATACGCCCACGAGCTCATTCCGAACTTCATCTGTCTCCATTAAATATAAATACCCCCGACGTAATGTCGAGGGTATTTTTTTTATTTTGTAAATTTCGTTAGCAGCTTTCCGCTTTTCCTGAACTTGATTTTATCAGGTCCGAATATCGCGACCAATTCTTGATACTCGTTCACATCTGAAGTAGTGTACGTATTCCCTTTATTCAACCAATATTCAATCTTAGCATACTTACTTGCTTTACTGTAAACCCATTCCAGCATATCTTTTCTGTCACGCTTTCCTGTGGCTTTCTTTGTTTCTTTCGACAACTCGTCGGGTGCGTCCAAGTATTCTTTACTCGAAACCATCTTATTGCCTAACGACCTGACGTATGCTCCACGTCTCTGTTCGTACTGTTCTTTTTCCTTACCAGTGAGGACAATCACGTCATCGTTGTATTGTAACCTGCCACTCGGTCCAGTGGTCGTCGTGCCAAGTCGTATTGCTTCGAGTTCGAGGTAATTCGTACTTTCCTTGATAATTCTCGCAGGCAACACGATCTGCATTAAGTTCAACCAACGATGTGTTCCGTCGTCATTGACATACTCACCTGTGTACGGGTCGACTCTGTTCGGTACGAGGTACGTAAACCCAGGAAGTGCAGCGGCAAGGCGGTAATACCACTTAGACCCTGTCTTCTTAAGGCTCGGGTCGATAACACGCGCGATGCTCTTGAACAACGCCGGAACGTACTGTAACAGATACGTGCCCCACGCACTCGCAACGACGTCACCGACGTTATCGTTGTATCGCAAGATATCGTCGAATGTTCCGAGCAAGGTCAGGTTGCTCAACACGTCTGCGAACGTGTCCCAGGTCTTGTCGTTCATCTTCGTCTTGCTCGTGATCGACGCGCCAAGGAGCAACGCGCTGATACCCGGTGACAACAAGTCGATAGTGATTGCGTAATCGCCGACGCGAATGACGAGGTTGCCGTAAGTATCTTCGTCCCAGTCAAGCACGCCACTCAGACCAGCAGCAATGCCCATTGCGAACAGAACAGTGCCTATCGTCGCTGAGGAAATGTCTCGGCCAATAATGTTCGCGAATTGCGGGACAATATCGTATAATTGACTTCCACGTTGACGTGCTTTGTCAGCGTCACCGCCGCGCATTACTTTCTTCTGAATAAGCGCTTCATACGTCTTACCGGTGATCGGGTCAACACGCGTTTCGACTGTTTCAATGAACAACGTTTGCGTCTGATACTTATACGCTGCCGCATCAGCAAGGACTTTCACCCAGTTGAACGGCGAGAATCGAATCAAGAACGACGTGATATTTGCAGTGACCTTCGCGAACGGTAAGAACGACGTGAACAGCAATCCGAGGACCGGGAATTCGTAGGACATCTTAGCGTACCACTTCGTGAAGTTGTTCGACTTACGGAGGTACAGTTGCTGTGCGTCATCGAGCGCCATGTTAAGTAACATCTCAAAGTCGTCTTTGCTTATATCTTTAAGAGGTTTATTCAGCGATTCAAGGTACTGTGCGAGACGTATCTGTATCTCGCGGCCGAGGAATATAGCATCGCCTTTGCTCAACATATCGAATGTGAACGTGTACCACTTCTGCAATGCTTTGTTCACGACGTCGTCGCTGAAGAACGGGTAAGCGTTCGTAATATTTTCGATAATGTTGTCGCTTGTCGGGTTGAACTTACTGCCTTGCAATATCGCTTCGAGACGGCCGTTGTTTATGAGCTTCTGATCGATATACGCTCTGACGTCAGACGGAATATCCTTGAACTTATGACGTTTCGCAGTGAGAACAAATTCGCCTTTTATTCCAAGCTTCTCGTTGATTTTGACTGCTAAACGTTGTGCAAGGCGTTCGCTTACTTCGTTTATTCCACTGAGGGCAATGTTCGACGTTAAGTTCCTAACGTGCGTTGCCGGGTTCGACAACATCGCAGTGTACCTGAACGAGTTGATACGACGAGTGATGATTTTAAGGGCTTCGTGGTAACGTTTCTGTTTCAGCAACTCACGTATCTTAGGAATCTTGTTCGCCATATCGAGCAACAGTTGCTGTTGAACTTCCATTGCTTTCTTATAGTCCCCAGAACGACGAGCGTCGACAAACGCTGCAAGTAACTCTTCATCTGCAACGATGCCCATCTTACGAGCAGCGTCACGGTAACGGTCAGCGTCAGCTTGTGTATTTTCAACGTGCGATTGTGCAGCGAGCAGCGTACCAGAGCTACTTGAAAGTCGCTTCCTGAACTGACCGACAAGGTCACGAGTCGTTAACGACATATTCTTGTTGAACTCGTACAACGTCGCAAGCGTGTAGAATATCGCAAGACGCTGGTAGTCACTCAGATTCTGGTACTTCGCACGAACCATATCCATAAAGTCAACGATCGACTCGTTGCTCCATTCCATCAACTGAGCTTTGAACGCGTTGTTGAATTGTTCGATATCCGTGATCGGCCTGAGGTTTCTACTCGGACGCCACGATTTGAGTTTATTGAAACGTTCTTTCGTGCTTGGGCTCAAGACGTAATCTTTCGGTTTACGATTCGATTTGACGTCCGGACCGCCAGTCGTTAAGTTCGTTGCTTCGATCAAGCGACCGCCTTTTTTAGATTTCTCAACCTTTATGTTCTTGTTCGCTTCGTACGCTTCTTCAGCTTCGGCAAGAGCAGCGTTACGAATCTTCGCATTCTCAACGGCGTTTGCAAGGTTCGTTTCTTGCTGTAGCTTATACGCTTCTTTACGCTTTTCGATTTCTGAGACTTCTTTCTGTGCAACACGTTTAGCTGTTTGGTCCATTGCCTCAACATCGTGAGCGTCTTTACCAGTTTTGAGCAATATCTGGTCGTACACTTGTCGACGTTGTTCCGGTGTCAACTTGTTCGTCGCTTGCTGTATCTCGATCGCTGCAGCAAGAGGACTGTGATGACCTATATCGCGTGTGAGTTTTAAGAGGAAAGCATACACGTTTTGAACAGTCAACGGTAATTTCATCTCGTTAATAAGGTGCCAAGGTATTCTATTCGACGGGTCTTTAATCAATCCTTCGATCGTCGTCTGCATTTGCGTCCACTGCGCTTCGTCGAAATATTCGTTGACCGTTGACCCATCGAGCGCCATATCGCGAACGCCAGTCGATGTTGTGTCGAGCGATGCAAATCGAGGCAACCAATACAACGCTTGTTGCAACTGATCGAGTGTCTTGAACGGCGAATTCGGGTACAACCATTGCAATACTACGGCCCACGCAGTAGCGTTACCGATAACTTCAGGGTTAGTTCCGTTATACGAGTTGATACGCTCTTCAACCCAAAACTTGTTAATGACTGTACCCTCACTCGTTACTGGCGTTTCTAAGTGTTCGATAAAATCGTCTGAGAAACCCATTGCGCGCAAGTTTGAGGCGTAATCGTACTCTTCACCCCATTTCCACGGCTTCGGTTCAAATACTTTCTTCCATTCAGGAGGCAAATCGAACGGTGATACCGGCTTCGGTTTCTTAGGTTTCTTGACCTTCTTCGTCTCAGTATCGCTTTCAGATTTTGTATCAACGTCGGTGTCCGTTTCTTCAGGAATAACAACGGGAATAACACCGTCTTTGACCGGAACATCTTCCATATTGTCGATAGGCGTTTGCTGTGTATCAGGTGCGCCTTTCTTAGCTTTCTTACGAGCAGATTCCTTGATTGTTCTTGCTTTGTCGTTCTCAGGCTTGATGTTGAGCGTAGCTCTGACTTCAGCGACTTCTTTCGCGTTGATTCTATCCTTGACGTAATTCGCGTACGTCTCTTCGATGAGCATCAACGTTTCAGTGTCGGTATATAGGTTATAGTCTACGCCCTTCTGAGGAAGTCCAGAAACATCAATGTTGGCCATTCTGGCCTTGCTTATCTGGGCGCGTATTCTGTTGAGAATGTGCTGATGGACCGTAGATAACTTGTATTTCGGGTCTTGCGGCTGCAACAACTGTTGCATTTCCTTTCGGACGTCGTTCCATTCGTCGCCGAACTTCGCTTTCAAGTCCGCTTTCGCTTGACGCAGTTCCAAGACGTCCCATGCGTGAATGCGCTCTTTGTCGCTCATACGTGCGATACCTTCTTTGTACCGCTTCATAAACTCGTCTTTCGGTATGCCAAGCTCTGTCGACGGAATAACGTCGTCGACGCCTTGTTCTTCGAGGTTTCGAATAGCAATATCTTCAGTCGATTCCGTGACGCCTTTACCGTTGATATCCGTAATAAGAACGTCCTTTCCTTCTGATGTCGTTACTTCGATTGCCGTCGTTTTGAGGTCAGGTGTGAAGCCGTATTTCGCTTGATCGACGTACGCTTTCGCGCAGTCGTAGGTCAATATCGGTCCGTCGTATGACAGCAGCCATACATTCGCCGTTCCACTTGCAACGTTCGTGTTCGTCAACAGTTTATCAACGAGCTTCGAGTATTTCGTGTAGACGTTCGGGTCAGCGGCAAGCGTGTCATTGAACGCGTCCATAACGTCTTGCGTTGACTTGAACGTTCCTTTCTTGTCGCCCATCGAATAGATGATGAGCAGCAGTTCCGGGATATCTTTCAGGTTGCGTTGTATCGTGCCCGACAATGCTTCGCTCACGTGTTCGTTGGGGTACAATACTGTCGTAACGAAATTCCAAGCGTCGGCGTTACCGATGTTATCGCTGTAAATCAAACGTCTGACGTCGTTGTTCGTCATTCGGCCCGTCGAGTATATATCGATAAACTCATCTGAGAAGCCGTATGCTCGTAAGCTGTCCGTTTCGTTTACGCCCAGTCCAAGGTCGGTCTCGACTTGATATGCGACGTCCGTTGCTTTCTGTGCATTGCTCTTCGCGGTATAGAAGAATATTCTTGATGTCTCGACCCGTTTTGCGAACGTATCAAAGAAATCGTCGAGCAATGGGTCAGCGAACTTACCGACACGGGTCAGTTTAGCAGTGTTTAGGTCACTTTCAAGGCGCGTCGGGAACCGTTCTGCGATAATACGGTACGGCGATCTGGTAGTGCGTTCACTCCACAGCATTCGATAGAAAGCATATGTTAACTGATCAGCGTTTCTAAAACTTTTAACGTCGTCTGGCGTACCAAGTGCCGCTGCAACTGCTTCGGAAAGCGCTGTACGCACGGGTCCCTCAGGGGCGTGAGTCTCGATATACCTCTCCAAGACATCCATTTTGAATATTCTGTCGCCAATATCCGTGATGAGATGCCCGAACTCGTGTGCTGCGATCGCCGCAGGGATATATCTGCTTGTATTGCCTGAGTCAACTCTAACAACGATTATCTCGCCGTTGTAGTACGAAAAATCGCCGCGTGAAACCGGTACGTTAGGTCTCAATCCAAACGGACGACCATCGAACGTGAATGGACTGAATGTTTCGGTTGTAAAAACTATGGGTGTATCTTGGTATTTGACGCGTAACTCTTTAGGGAGTGTTGACAAGTCAATGACATCTCCGGCTTTCAGAATGATTGCCGCTCGGCGAGCTAATTTATCGCCGCCGTTGATTATTTCGTCTCCGACATAGTTATCGTATTGGAGTGAAGGAACAGAAACATCTACGCTATTCTGATTCATGAGCGTCTCTACTGTCGGTTTGACGTTCTTTACAAAGTTGACTTCAATTTCTTTTCCGTCAACAGTGTACGCCTTCTTTACACCCGAAAACATTTGTGTCGGTGTTGAGAACATCGGAACAAATGACTTTGTCACCGGATCGTACATTACAGAGAACCGTTTTAGCAAGTACCAGTTAACTGTACGAGACCACGTTTCGCCAGAGAAATAACCTTCAGTTATGTTGTATTCGTGATGGAGCTTCGGATTCGTTTTATCAGCGAGCACTGACCGAATTTCGTCGATTCCTTCTAACGAGTATGAGTTTATATCGAATATTCCACTCAGGTCGCCGTTCTTCAAGAAGCTGGAAATGTTCTTTCTTGCAGCGCGCAACGTCAATCTTAATGTGAATGAGTACGACGCGACTTGCCTTGCTTGCTTCCCGCTAAATGCACCGACAGTAACTAACGGGTCATCAACATAGGACACTCCTTCGAGACTATCACCGAATTTATTCGCCTCAGCTTGTTCTCTAAGATGCGCGTTCCACTGTAGCATATTCTCAAACACGGTGGCATCATCTTGGGGTCGATACTGACTATCAGAGTACGAAGCAAGGGTCTCTTCAATCGTACTCTTGAAACCATACCCGGGGTATCTGTTACCAAGGTCCAAGAACTTTTCGAGGAACGCATCACCGTACGTTTCTCTCATCAACGGGTCCATAAAGATGTTCTGTATGCCGTCTCTCGGAATGAGTGTTCTGCGGTGCGCCGTCGAACTTCTAGATAATATGCTTGTATACTCAGCAAACAGTTCCGGGTCAGTAACAAATAACGTCTTCAAAAACGTATTCGTTGCTCTGGTACTTCCTTCGAAAGCGCGTAAGAACCAGTCGGCTATTGTAACGTATTCGTCATTAGCGCTCGCCGCGTACTGAGCGTCGAAGTCGAAGCCCATAATCTCAGTATACAGTTTACCGAGAACTGAACGGGCGTAGTCGTCTTCAAACAACTTATTCAGTTGCTCCATCGCGTTAAGCTCGTTGTAAATGTCGGAATCAGTCACGTCGATGTTTTCCCAGAGACCTTTCGCGTCTTCTGACAAGTATTGCGACGTCGTATTCTGAACTTCGACTGTACCGTCGGTAAACCCGAGGTCTTTCATCGTCTGGTTGGCAACGAACTCATTTACACCGGTCTCACTCTTCTTAGCGTTTGTCCACAACGGTACGTTCTCTTGCAACACCGCTCTACCAGAACGAGCATAGATTTCGCCGTAGTTCATCTGATAGATACATTGCGACAGCAAGCCACGAACTTCTTTCGTGACCGTTTCGAAGTTATTTGTCGAGTCGTATTGCGCCTCGATTTTCTTTACAAGCTTACCATCTTCACCGAACACGCCGGCATCGAGCAACTCTTTACGGTGTTCGTAAATGTTCCTCATCATTGTACGTACTTGCGTCTCGTTCATTTTAGCAACGACACTACGTACAACGCTTATGTTCGTACCAGCGTCCATACCGAATATGTCGGCAACCTGATGTCGGAACTCGTGGTAAATTACAGGTATCAACGTGACGTCGTTGAACGCGCTCACGCTGTTACCGTTCGACGTGATAGTGATTTCACGATATGCTTGACCGGAACTCAGTTTGTTGTATATCTCGGTCAATGCCGTATGAAGACTCGGTCCTTCAGCGGTTTTCAATACCGGGAAGAACTTACTGTATTTCTCGGCCATTACTTCATCGGTCAGATTTCTTTCAAATGCTTTAACGAATCGATTTGCAATAGTCGAACCGGCTTTGATGACGGTCGATTTGCCCGTCGTGGCCGTTGCAGCAGGGTCTGCATTCAAAACAACTGATACGCTCGCAGCATTTTCCCCATTACACGCATACATTCCTGCATTTGAAATAATGTCACTCGCTCCGAATCGCACAGTTGTAGCGCTGTTTACTTGTGCTTCGGCGTCAGCTTTTGACTTTCCGAGTGCAACGAGTGCGTCTTTGTGCAAATCGATTTTCGTTCTGATGAACTGGTCATTCGTTACAGGGTCGATCTGAGGCAGCGGCACGAACTTCTTCGACTTCTCGTCCCATTGCACGTCACAAAACGCGTCAGCGATAAGCTCTTGCGTGTCTTTGTCCGTTACGTCAAGACCGTTCTGAGAAACGTACGCGTCGATAAGTTCGTTGATATACGACCAAACGCTTTCAGAATACGGAATTTCTGCATACGCTTCGGACAGAATCTCGTTCTTTTCAACGACTGACTTGCCATCGAGGTTTGCAGTGTCGACGTCATATCCATTACGAACGAGTTCGGAGTACATTAAGTCGTTGTACTTCGACAACGTCAAGTACATATCCTGCAACATCTGGTCCGTCAAGAAATTCGTTCTCTTCAGGACTTCTGCGTTAGGGTCAGTAACGTGTTTACGGACCGCTCTTGCCAACTCCGTCATAACCCTACGGTCGGCACGAGCAATAGCTCGCATTGCAACGTCTGAATACAACGCCACGCTTGCGAGCTCGATATCTGTTTCGAGTTTATATCCTCTGTTCCAAGGCGCTTTGCCGATACGACCGACGACTCTCAGAGTATTTTCAAGAGACAGACGATCACGGACCGTTAAGTTCGGAAGCATTTTCGCAACGCCTGCAGCGAACGCTTGTTCGGACAATGCGTGCTGCAACAACTGCGTCGGACGACTATCTTTGATTTGCTGCGCGTCGATAAGGCAAACCTGATGAGGCATAACCTTGCCGTTCTCATCTGCAATATCAAGAGTGAGAATCTTGAACGGAGCTCCGCCATCTGCCATATTGATAGCACCGAACTCGCCGACAATAGTCTGCATTCCGAGTACAGCCGAAATGTTACTTACAATTGCTTGTGAATGTTCAGACGGTCCAACCGGCGTAAACGTCAGGTTAGGGTCTGCTTTATTGACTGCTTGACTTACAGCGTCCCAGTTCGCTTGATTCTGTTTCTGAGTAATATATTCACGAACCTTACGTGCACGGTATTCGTACGAGTTGCTTACCATCTCGGTAATTGTACCATACGACTCGGGGCTACTCTTGCTGATATATGACTCTAAGAGCGCCGTCGCAGCGATCGTCGAGCGATACGCCATAGCGTCCTGTTTCTGAGCTTTCGCAGCTTGTTTAGCGTACTGTGCGTCGGTAAGGAACTGGTCAACGGTAACGTTTGCAGCAGCCGCTGCTTTCGATACAGCGGTATCACGGAACAAGTTATTGAGACCGTCACCGGCAAGCCACGATTCGAATTTGTTGAGTTTTATGTCACCGACGGTGATTTGCTGTTGCGCTGCGATTTGTGCACCGCTGATAAGGAATGAGGACAACGCACCGACAGCAAACGCCATCAGAGCGTCTTCGCGGTCAACCTTTTCCCATTTGCCGTCTACAATGACTGAATCGAGGCCACATTGCAACCATTCGGTGATCGCTTCTTCTGTACCTTCCTGAGCGGCGTCAAGAATAACTTTTGCCGCACCAGCAGCGAACTTACGTCCGGCAGTGATTGCGCCACTTGCGAGAATCTTGTTCGAGACACGAGTTGCGAGGTCAAAGAAACCGACACCGTACGCGCCGCCACCGAACAACAATTCAGGACCGTATTCCGTTGCAAGACGTTCAGCAATCAACGCCCACTGTTCGGCAGTCCTGCCTTCTTCACCGAGTTTTATGAACTCAGGGTCAGTGATAGTCGATTCGTAAATCGTACCGAACATCTCGCCGGCGTACAACATAACTAAACCGGGCGCTCCGACAGCACGACCAACAATTGCCGGAACCATCTTTGCTACGTTGTCGAACAACGACTGGAAGAATTCGACCGTCTTGCTACGTACAGTATATCCTTCGGCAAGACCGGACCACTTCATAGACGTGGGCGACACGCCGCGGCCTTTCTCTTCGAACGTTTCCATAATGTAGTTCGTGAACGAGAAATTTTCACCGTACCCTTCAACGTTAGCAAGACTGTTCCATTCGCCTTCGCCGCCATTCGAGATTGCCGTACCGACGTAATAGCCGACGTCGACAAGTGATTTGACGAAGTCGGTCATCGCTGCGGCAAATACACCGAGCGCTTCACCGAGGCCATAACCGATAGTCGTGAAGAATTTTTTCGCTCCGGTCTGCGCTTGATAAGCACGTTCGGCGACCGCCGCTGCTCGCGCTTCGGTCAAGGCTTCCATAGTCACGGCGTATTCGTTCTCGTCAGTCTCGAAGTATTGTGCGTTACGATATACTTCTTGGGCGAACTCATCACCTCTGAGGTCGTCGTAAAACGACTCGTCCCAAGAGTTGATCGGTTTCTGACTCGCGAATATTGCTTGTTCTTTGACGTATAACTCAATCGCTTCCGGGTCACCGGCAGCAACGAGTTGCGAGTATTTATCTGGACTGTAGAAACGACTGTGTTTCGCTTGGTCAAGTAAATACTCGGTAGGGTTTAGTTCGGTTGAAGTTGTATATTTCCTAGCCATAGAATCTCCGTTTATACTTCTCTGAGTTTGATAAGTCGGACGTCTGCCGCGTGCTTACCACCTTTTTCTTGGTTATCAGGGTCTTTATCAGCACGAGTGACGAGATATCGCTCGCCGTTCACAATGACAGTATCACCGCACTGGACCTTCCCTTCGTAGACAAGAGTGCCCAACTTCTCAGTCGAACCGTCCCAGAGCAACACATCTTGGTCAGCGGCTTCGGCTGAACCACCGAATTTCTGGTCTTTGTTCGAAGCCAGTACGTAATTTTTACCACCGGCAACGATTACCTTATTAGAGTCGTACCACTCATTCAGCGTCTTATCTTTAAGGACGTAGTCGGTCTTGCTACGTTTCTTAATCGCAGAGTCAATCAAATCTTGATCGATGCGCGACGTGCCTGTAGTAGTATTGATGGACTTCGCCCAGTGTATCTGTTCTGCGTCGTTCATCTTTGTGAAGTCCACCATATCGTGCGTGCCGTACATCGTGGCTTTGCTCATAACCGACTTCAACTGAGGGTTACCCGTTTGCCGTTCAATCGTCTCACGGTACACTTCACGGTTCGCCTCGTTATAGTACTCGTTCGCGTAAATCTTATCGTCTGAGAACTTCGCCAACTCACTATCCGAGAACTCGCCTGCAGCTTGCATTGCTGCCGGGAAGTACTGAGTATAGAAGTCGTACAAGTCTTTATCGGACACAAACAACTCTTCGCGGTATTTCTGAACGCTCGCAGGGTCTGAGTCAGCGAACTGAGCGAGAATGTGTTTGAACTTACTCGTCGTACTGTACGTGCCGTCAGCGTTACGTTTCACATAGCCTTGCGCTTCAAGTTGCGACGCACTGATATCCCCAGTCGCTGGGTCAATCACGTTCGGATCGAGTCGACTTAAAATGTACGTACTCATTTTTGCAACGTTCGATTCGAAATATTCGCCGAACTTCGTACGTTCGGTCTGAACGGTTTCCGCAGCTTTCTGACGCTGCTGTTCGAGACTGAGTATCTGCTCGCCGAGTTTCGTTGTATAGTCTTGCTTCACGTCGGTCATATCAAAGAACTTCTGATTGACTTGATCGGCGTATCTACGTGAACCGAGCAAACCTGTCGCCCCAGCAAGTTGTTCTCTCTGCTGCAGAGCGTATGTGCCCGTCGCTTCAGATTGCATTTTAGCCGTCTCGTAAGCGTTCGCGTATAACTCTCTCGTCGTATCTTTGAGCCCAACGTAAAACTCGTCGATCTGCTGTAAAGCCGTGTCGTATTGTCCGAACGTAGCGCCGTAATTCGACGCGGACAGAGTCTTCGACAAATCGTCGAAGTCTCCTGCCCGCATTACGGCATTATAAGATTCGCGAATATATTGATTTTTCTTTGCCATCTTAATTTAACCTATCCAAAATTCGATATTCGAACGCAAGGGAACGAAGTTGCAACTTCTCGTATACTGATAAGTCATTCTTAGAATACATACGCACTGCGATATACTGGAACTTCGGAATGTACGTACGTAACAACAACACTTTTAATTCTTTGATATCTTCAGTGGTAATATACGGACGTCCATCGGTGAATTCGCGTGTATATACTTCGAAGTCAACGTTCATCTCAAAATTCTTGACGGTCTCGTTCGGATATAACGCAAGAACAATGTCACGCATGTTCTTGTTCTTCGTCGTATTCCCGAGACTCATTGGGTGTGTTTGTATATACCACTGTACTTTATATTGCAAGTTTTCATAAAAGGGTGTCATGTTTTCGAATGAAACGTTTACCAATTCGTCGTTGTATCGGGCAGTGTACCCGTTATTCGAAATCATATCCTCGTCTGTAAACTTGTATATAAGCCCGTTACTTGTCAGAGCAAGCAAGTCATCGCCAGAACGGAAGAATTTCATTGCGTCAATGGGCAACGTCCAGTACCACCACGCCGAAGACCTGACGTCGAAGAAAACAACCTTCGTCTCAGCTCCGGTCGATATGCAATACATATTGTACCAACGTCCTCTGAACGTAAAGCGGCGTTTCTCGTTTGCAAGGAACTCGTCGTACTTCTGGAATATCGCAGAGCTCATCGTGGCAATGTTCTTCGCCGTCTCGGTCACTTCGCTTGTACCGACGAACATCATGACGCCGTCGTCGCACATTATAGTAGGCACGTCGTCCATTGCTCGACGTGCAAAGCTACCACGTTTACGTCCGTGTATGTCGAACTGCGAGACAACGGGTTTCAAATGAGTCAACTGACCTGTGCCAGTACCCAGAATCCAGTACATACCTTTCTCGGTCGACATAATTGCCGCTGTCGGGCTTATTGCGAGGATATCAAGAACTTTATCGTCAGTTGACGACATCTGCTCCCACGAATAAGGGTCGACGTACTTCGGGCTGAACGTCATCGAGTACGCGAAATTCCTGCCAGACGTGAAGATGATACAGTTGTTCATCGAGTAAACACCGTCGATATTCTTCATTGCTTCTCTGGCTTCTTGCCACACGGTATAGAGCGCAGTGCCGATTTTCTCAGTGATATCGAATATCGGGTCGGCGTATGCAAAACCGTTCGTTCCTGTTGTGCCGTAGAGTTGGGATTCAGAGTAAGCGTACGTTATTGACCCGGAACCAGCAAAAACTTTCATAGAACCGTCGTTCAACTGTTCGAATTCGTGCGTAAGTGCTCCGTCTCGAATCTGTCCGAGAACAGGTGTAGTGTACGCGTAAACGTTTACAACCTTCAAAGAAGCTTCACTACCAAACGTACGAGAGTATTTTGTCACGAGCGTTGTAGCGTTAGCAACGAACGACGTGATGTCGTCATTCATAATGAGCTCGGTGTACTTCGGGTTTACGTCAACACCGTCAAGCAAGACGGACGTGTAATCAGCGTACTTTGTAATATTCGGTGTAATTCTGGAAACAGAAACGTTTACTGTTCCGACAAAAGATGTGTTCACCGAAACAACAGCGTCTATTTTGAATATTCTAAGTTCGTCGGTTGTTTTCGCAAGAATATGACCGACAATGGGGAATTCATAAGTGTGTGGCGCCGCCGCTGCCGGGACGAATATTTCGTCGGAAGCGAATGACAAAGCTAAAACTGTAGGTATAGCTTCAGCGTCGGTGAACGGGAGCGACAGCTTTTTCATCTCGCCTGTCTCGCCGGTTATCGGGCAATAAATGTATAATGCCGTACCGATACGAAGTAAATATATTGCGAGAGGCAGTGAAACAGCTGACGGTGAATCGACAATGAGATACTCAGGCTCGTCGGTAGTCTTTGTATACCGCGCTCTAAGCGCTGCAAGCAATGTCACGTCTTTAATGCTCGTGAGATCGTTAGTAAGGTCCGTATCAGATACGGTGAACGACGTGACGCTTCCTTTGTTATCAGCATCAAACGCGAGTGTTTCAATTGTTAACGCTCCAGAGGAGACCGTAGCGTATATCGCTTGAGCTCTGTACGCTTTTGCCAGCGTGCCTGACTCTTTGCGCCATAACTCGCCGTATTCAACGGGACTCATCAGGCATATCTTATTTGCACACGAATAGAACGTGTCGACGTACCCTGACGGCCCTGCAACCTTATACGTAAAATTGTGAATACTCCAATTCGAACTACCCGTGAGTTTGCTACCTTCAACTATACCGTAGTTCGAAATACCAACCCTGACGATGACGTCGTCCGGATTCGAGGTGTTGTTTAGCGCCCACGCCCAATCGATGTGGTATTTTCTGAGAATGTTTTCATCTGTAAATTCGCCGTCAACGTCAACGTCCCAGTTCTTATTTGACCCGCTCGGGACTAACTCTATTATGTTCGTAGATAATTGCAGACTAGCTGTCGATCGTATAATGTTCAAATGAACGACTTTTGTGTAAACAGTTATACCACTTGAAACCCATATTTCACACTCGCACTGCACTCCGGAAGGTATTTCGCTTTCGTCTGACGTCAATGCACCGCTACCAGGAACGTACTCGTTCTTGAGTTTCGCAACGGTTTTGATGACACCGCCACTCGCGTCGCATGCGTCTCGTTCCCATCTTGCAGGAAGCGTTGCAGTCGCGTCACCGGCTTCGGTAGTGATGTAATTCTGGAATTTTCCTCTGAGGTCATACGGTGTCGAATAACTCAACGATGAAAACCTGAAACCAGGACCGTTGTTCGCCTTCGTACTGAAGATATTCAATGCTTCACTCGCGTCGCCGTATTCGTTGACGGCAATGCGACGACCTGTCGGGTCAAGGTATACGATAGGTATATTCGCTCCTTCAGTTAACGAGGAAACGGACGTACCGTTATAAAGCAGTACGCCGAACTGATCGCCAGAGTCACACCTCGTAATGTATATACTGTTATTCGCAACGAACAACCTACTGTCGGCCGTTACACGGTAATCAATATACGTCTTCGTCGGATATAACTTCAGGAACGCATACTCGTGCTCGGCACCGGTTGTGTTGTCCTTAATAATCGCGTAGATATCGTCGCCCAGAGAAACCGAGTCAATGACCGTTACGTCTTTCTCAGGCAGAAACAACGGTGTGAGACGTTTCCTCGTAACAAGACGATAGTCTTCGTCGACATAGACGTTGCAGGCGTCGTTCATTGCTCCCGGCGCCATTTCTATCGTCGTCTCGGTATTATATATCCCGCGGAAATTTGTAACGCTCGACGTGTACGTTCTACGTAAATCGCGAGACGCCGGAACGTCATATCTTATTGGTCGTTTTCGAGATATCGAAGCCATAATTCTACTCCTCGTATGATAGTTTTGTCAGAGAATTGCGGGTCAATCCTACGTTGTCTGTTTCCAAGTTCTTTGACTAACACCGCCATTCCTTGAAAAATTTCGTCGCCAGTGACGTTCTCACCGACGCGCATTGTATAGTCGTCTTCGATTTTAGATACTTCAAAAATAAGTTTGTCTTCCATAGGTCACCACTTAGGTACAAATCTGAACGATTCTTGTAAATCGGATATACCGTTATCAAGACGAGCAATCGCTGTCTCGTATTCGTTCTGTATAGTAATAGCCGTTGTTAAGTCGATGTCTCTCATAAGCTGAGCAGCGACATATAACACAGCGCACGTCATAACAGATTCAGGGATAGTCTCACAGTTGTGCTCCGTGTCACCCGTTTCAATCTTCGGATATAACGTGTCGCAAATGACTAAGTATTTGCCGGGGTAATTAAATCTTATCGTACGACGAGTGGGCTGATAGTACGTCGCACCAGGGACGTCTGTGTCAACAAACAATACCGACAGTACGTCGCTCGGTAATGAGCATTCGGGAAGATACCCGTTTGTGTCGTACGCTACGTCGAAAGGAATCGTCACTCGATTTGCGAGGACGTCGTTAGCAATGAACGTCAAACATTCGTTCAACGTAGGAATTATTTTGCTATCATATCCGAACTGTTTCGAATCTTGTTCAGTGATGAATAGCTTGTTTAAGACTCTTGTCGTAAATTCTGAAATGTTCATAATTGCCTCTTATAAAAGTCCCCACCCCGAGACGTTGCATCGAGGTGGGGCAACTTTGTGTATTAGGTTACAGTTTTCGTCTGAACCGGGTTGGTAGACGTGTTCTGCACGACTACGCCGAGACCTGCAGGAGCGACGTCTGCTTCGGGAATGTTCGTCGTATTGTACGTGCCGCCACTCTTAGCGCCGGTACCATACAGAGCGTCCATTTCGTCAGCGCCGCAGTGTACGTAGGCCATCGGACGGAAGTCGCCGAAACCTGCACTGTATCTTGCGCGACCTTTCCAGACGTTCGCTTCGTTGGGCTGATCGAACCACGAAGAAACTTCGAGAGGAACACGGTCGATAAACACTGCGCCGAGGTTTTCTTTGTTCGCTGCGGGGTCAATCATAATGAATGCCTGGTCAGCGTTCGAGAAACCTTTCAGGTTGTTGAGGTACGGAGTGGTCAGGACCGTCCACTTACCGAATTCCATATTGAGACCGTTGTTGCCGAGCACTTCGGTATACTGAGTCTTCAAGCCAGCGAGCAGTGCGTTTCTGAATGCGTAGTGGTTCGGAACGAGCAGAGTCGTCGGAGTCATCGGGGTGGGGTTGCCGTCGTAGTCGGTGTAGTTAATCATCTGGTTTTCTACATAGCCGACGATGTTGAGAATCTTGAGGTGAGCGTTAGGAGCCGTAAGGTCAACGTGGCAGTGGAACTTATTGCTCTGTTTTTCGGTACGACCGGTCGTCACAGGAGGCAAGTGGTCTTTCGTGAAGAACAACTGTTTCGTGCCTTCGAGCGTGCCGTCCGTCGTGTCCATACCGCGGCAGTCGAACGTGAATTTGCCCTGAGTATACGAACCGGTAAGAGCACCTGCAAGCATACCGAAAGCGAAAATTTCACGGGTACGACCGTACGATTTGACGAAGCCCATAGCGTCAGTGCTGATCGTCATCATCTGGTTATCTTCGACAGCTTGCTTCGAAATTACGAAGCTGTTACGCCAAGTCGTCGATTTCCAAATTTTGCTGTAGCCTTCTTTGAAGTCAGAAAGCTTCGCGGGTTCCATATCGTAGCCGGGTTCGTAGTTACCCATCGACGTACGGGTCCTGTATTCTTCTTGATACGCATCGAGCGTATGCATAGCGAATACTTTGCTGATGAGGGATTCTTTTTCGAAAGCCTCTTTTTGATTATCAAGCATCATCTTGATCGGCTCTTGCAGTACGTTGAATGCCGACAAGGATAACGCTTCGTCAATGTTAAAGATAATTGCCATCTGTCATTTCCTCCTTAGACGAGATTCGTGATATCCTTGACGGGATATACTTCGATGCGTTTGTCGCCGACTGCGTAATCGCTTGCAACGACGTAATCTGCGTCGGTGAGGACCGTGCAATCTGTGATAGTGTAGGTGTACGATCCGGACGAGCCGCCACGTACAACTTTAACCGCCGAACCTTTCTTGAAGGCGGTTGCGCCGAGATTCGTAATAGCTTGGCCATTCGAATCAGCGCTTCTGCTGCTACATTTCGAGCCGACAATGAGCGTCTGAACGTACTGTTTGTCATAACGCTGCCAGCTGGTAAGTAAATTTGCCATAATTATTATGTCTCCTTATGTTTTGTTAATGTATTTCCTGATGTCGTCATCAGAAACGCCCGGGTTAAAACGACGCATAAGGGCCATCTCTTGCTCGCTTATAACGCGCGGAGGAGTAGACGAACCTGAACTACCGACAGGCGACAAGTGGTCTTTCGACAGACGACTCGGTGCGTGGGACTTCACAAGGTCGTCAAAGTGTTCAGCGGCGTATGCCTTGTCCAATGGCACTCCCTTCTTGTACAGGGATTGAGTCGCTTCGTCCAAATCACTGAGCGCCGAAAACGTCGTTCCGTACTTCTGGTTCAATGAGAACAATGCGTCGGTTTCTTCTTTCTTCAAGTCCTCAGCAGCTTTCTCATCTTTTAACTTCTTCGCTCCGATTACGTCCGGGTGAGTCTCAACCAATTTGTCGACGATAGGTTTGACTTTTTCAGCATCCAGACCACTGGCAGTGAGCATTTTATCTTCGTTTTCACGTTTCAAATCTTCCCAGCTGTCATAACCTAAGCTTTGAGCGAGTTCGTTTCTTGCTTCGCGTTCGATTTTAACTCGTTCCGTCTTGAGGCGTTCAGCAAACGCTTTCGTCTGATCGACGGGAATGTTCTCAGGGTTACCATCTGTTGGCGGGACAGGTTGACCAGGGTTACCTGCATTACCGAGGTCATCTTTAGCAGCCTTGTCGAATAAGTTCATTATTCAGTCTCCTTTGTGCGGCGAACTTCTGGGAGTACAGTTTTTCAGCCGCGTGTGTTCTATATATTATATAGCTTGTTCTCGCTAAACCGTGTCACGATTTTCAAAAATTTATTGAGAATTTTCGAAATTTTCTTTCGGCGGTCCGAGAACAATAATGCTCGGTTGCGCGTCCGGCGTTACCGAGGTAGGCGGAGTAGTAGGCGTTGCTTTCATACACACTTCTTCTCTGTCTTTGACGATAGGTATTTCTTGACTATGCAACAAGTTTTCAGACAACCTCACCCAGAACGGCTTGTCATCGTCAATCTTGTGTTTACCGAACGATTGCTTCCACGTTCGAACAAATACTCGCCAGAACGACGGTCGATGCTCGGGTTTTGCGGGAAGTTTTTCGAGTTCTTTGCGAGCGCTTTCAACGATCGGGTTAGGCGGAATCTCGACAACGTATCGATTCTCGTCGGTCAGTTTATCACTGTTCTTGCGGCTATTGAATTGCGAATAGAACGCAAGTTTGAGTTTAGCGACCAACACTCGACGTTCGAATATCTGCGAGCCGGTTTTCAACCCAGCATATATAGCGCCGATAATGCCGCCGCATTTTATAACGAGCGTCGGAATCATCGAAGCGTTGAAGTCCTGGAACGAGTAATACAAGTCACCAGAGAAACCGCAGATACCTACGACGAGGCATACTTTGCCGATGAGCTTTTGTGCATAAATTTGTGCCTTAGGTACGTCGTACTTATTGCCGCGGTCACTCTTGTGGTCCAGCGGTAAGCCGACGCCGGCGAATTGACTATACAACACTTGATTGTATCGAACGGATACGCCGCCGTAAAACACTTCGTTTGGAGAGAGCAAGAGTCGACGCTTCAACGCAATCTGCCGTCTCTTAGGACTGTGCAATATTCTGCGGTCCAGATCGGCAACGTACACAAGGTATTTCTCAGCGCGGTTTACGTTGTCGATATACTTTTTGAAGTTCTCGTCATTATATTCGGTCAACAGCAGCGAGTAGTGTTCTTTCAACTTCATGATATCGCTCAAGTATTCCGGGTTCTTGCTTCGGCTTATTTCATCAGCAGAGTTGCTTATGCCAAGCATTATACCGAACGTGCAGAACGCGAACGCTAACTTTTCAAGCCAGAAATTGAGGCTTTGAATCTTGAACTTGTATGAGTCCAATCGGAAGAACTCGGTCAATATCAACCCGGCGCATATCAAGACAACGAGCAAGATGTTCGTCATAATCGTAAATACGCTCACACGCATCGACTTACGAACATCAGCAGTCGTCATCTCGTCCTGAGTAGCAATAATATCGTTTTCAGACGACATACTACTTCACCTCCTCAGCCGATTTCACCTTTTCGTTGATACGAATTTTATCTTTCATTCCCTTCGCTTTAACGTGCACGGTACCCGTATGAATACCCGCTTTCGCTAAGAAGCTCAATCCGGTAATAATGAAGATGTTTATAAGCTCAGTAATTGCATTCTGGAACGCGTACAACATTCCGCCGATAAGCAGCAACGGAAGCCCCGCCATAACGAAGTCCATCGTCTCGATAGTCTTACTTTTCTTTTCGACGAGGTCAATAAGGTGTTCGTCTTCGGGTCGAGCTTCGAGGTCCGCTTTCTGTTGTACAAAAGCCGCAACGTATCGGGCGTATGCCGCTTTGACTCGCTTGAATAACGTCGCACCGAAAATGACACCGACAAGGACGCACGAGAACGAGACCCAGAACGAAACGACCGCTTTTTTATCAAGAACATACTGTAATGTACTTACATAACTGTAAATACAGTACGCTACCGGAGGGCACAACCAAGCAACATACTCAAGTACACTGAGCATAATTGCTCTGGAATTCCATTTCATAGTAGTTCCTCCTTAACGCTTAGTATTTTTCTTTCGACTTCTTCGTATTCGTTCCCGGAATGTTGACGTGGTCAGATACTTCGATCGTCGCAAGCACAGGGTCACCTAACAGTGACTGTACCGGAGAGTCAGACGTAAAATCAGTGTCGATTTCGTGACGGAGGTCGTCTCTGAACGTCGAAGACGGTGATTTCAAGTCTGCAACAACTAAACCCATCTTACGCATTAGCGCGACAAGTTTATTGTTCTGTCGGATATATTCGCGGTTCTGTTCTTTAAGTAATTCAATCTGATGGTTGGTTGCTTTGTCGATCTGCCCGTCAACGTCAACTTTAATACCCATTGCAAGCAACTTCGTCGTTTCCGTCGCAGCTTCCGCAGCGATTTGTTTACGGTCCGTCTCAGTCAATTTCAAGGGTATTTTTCTCGACGCGAGGTTTATAATCGCGAGTATGATTTTCACGATATATCGGACGACGACTACACCGCCACCGATCGACGCGACCCATACACCAACTTTGTTGATGATTTCGTTTGTTTCCATAAAAGCTCCTTTTCCCGTGTTCGCTGCACCGAACGTGAGAGTAGAAGTATTTTGTTCCCAGTGCAGTGGTCAATTTTCGATAGTATCGAACAAGCGTTGCACGGATTCTTCGTGCTCTGCAACGGTCGCCGACAAGCGAGATACTTGCTCTTCGAGAGTGCATATACGGCTCATCATTAAGTCGAACACATCTTTGAGAGTCATCGTTTCACTCACCGGCATATCAGGGATAGGAATAAATTCCGGTTCGCTCGACCTGATAACACAGATTGAGTTATCAGGTACGTCGAAACGTTTTTGCATAGCAGTTATATAGTCCATATTCGTCCTCCGTTATTCAGCGGGGTTAGGCTCGTCGGTCGGTTTTTCGACAGGTTTGCCCTCGCGGAACTCGTACAAATCACCGTTCAAGGTGATCACCGTTCCGGCGTATTCGAGAGTTTTTGCTGTACACTTGATTTCGGGCGATTCGTAAATAGTAACGACTTCACCGGTTTTGGTATTTACTTTTTCAACTATCATATTATGCCACCTCTATCTTGTACGAGACTGTAAGCACATCACCTTCTGCAAGTTCGATCGGGGTTGAGAAGTTTGCGGCAGTTGAGTTGAAGAAGCGGCAGAAATATGCGCCAGAGTTGGCGTACTTATTGTCATATTGTCCTATGGTTCGCACAAAATAAACCGAATCAGTGTTCATATATGGCCACACGGAGTCACTGTCATATGAAATGCCTATAGAGAATATCGCCCCCGCAGCGTTTGCTCCCGGAACAATTTCTACTGACAAATCGTCGTTAATTTTTGCGAACGTAAATTTGTTGGAAGACGAAAGTTGCCTGTACCCAATAATGTTGTCGACAATCACCACACAATCAAAACAAGTGTACTTTCTCTCCGACTCGTTGTAATAATATATTGAATCTGAAAGAATAGTCCCAGAAACAGGAATTGTCGCCTCAGATTCAGAATCTGGAATTTCCCATGCTTTCAATCCATTACCGGACTGTTGAAGCAAGAAATTTTTAGTCCCAGTGTTTATAACTCGTGTAAACCACTGAAAAAACTGAGTAGTGCTATAACCTTCAAACTGTGAGAGCAAAAATGAACGCTTAACTGTGTTTGTAGCGGCATCTTTGATTTGTAAAGTGGTATCGCTCCAACTCGGAACCCAATCGCTGGAACTGGTTGGCGCTGTTGTGGAGACGAATACAAACCTTTCAGAAGAATCATGAAGTTTATATGGGACAAAAGCACATTCGAGATTATTGGAATCCATATCCGACTCTTCATTACTGAACCCACATAAATAATTATTGGTAAACTTGTATGTCTCTGATATAGGTTTGAGTCTCTGAGAAATAGAAGTTGGACAGAGTCCATCAGCGTGGCTAATGCACCTCTTGCCTCCCCTATCTTGGAAAAATTGTACCGAATCGTATGGGAAGAAAATACTCTTCAGAGTTATTGCTTCACCAACAGTCCACGTTGCAGATGAAATTCTGTATTTATCCGAGATTGTCGACGTAATCGGAGCGGTGTACCATGCACTCGATGACCCTGATGTAATCGAGTCCAACGCTGCAATTGGAAATGATGGCTTTGAGGTATCAATTTCCATTGTTGAGAGCGAAAACCTGGCATAGGTTGACGGCGAAATATATCTGAATTGCAACCCGCCCGTCATAGTCGCATAGGGTTGTTCGTAGAAACGTTTTGTTGCTAATGCTTGTAAATCAAATACCACGTTATGTTCATGACGGGTCTCGATAGACCCATCTTTATGTTTTATTTGCACATCAATTGTTCCTTTCATTTAAGTTGTTCCTCCTTTTAGAACGGTGTAGGATTGTCGTTTTTAGTGATTGTTCCCGAATCAACGGGTGATAACTGAGCCCAAATACTGAATGTTGTCGGCAAACCGACTGGCGTATACCAAGCTGCTATGTCAACGTTTTCTGAGAATTCGTGTACGCCTGTATTTACAAGTTTCGTAATCGTCTCTTGTACGTTGAGTAAGCTCCAAATCTGAACGTTTGAAACGTCTACACCTCTTAAGTACCAATCGGTAATGTTCAGGTGTTCAGCCATTGCAACCGGCAATTGTATGAATTGCACTCTAACCCACGTCTGGGTTTTAACGTCCCAAACATATACGTCACATTCGAGTTGCATACCGCCAATGTTCACGACGGACCGAGATAAATTTATATCTATCCCAACAGTGCGGTTGTTGAACAGTCGCGCTTCAGCTTCGCCTGACGTTCCGTTGAGCGCGGAAAACAAGAATATTCCGTTTTCAGCGAACACGTTGCCGTCAGAGTCGATCAAGTTCGTATAAATGCCCACTTGTTCGATGTCTGAAAGATTCGGTAGAGGTAGCCCTTCACGCCATGCTTGCCAAGCGGCGTTGAATTCATCATACACACTATCGGGAATGCCGCCTTCAGGTTCGAACAGCAAATCTTTAATATACGCTGTATCTTGTCCGGAGTTACCACTACTATCTTTTATGTATTTGAATTCGACAGTGTCGCCCGCCGCAATAGTGATTGACAGTGGTGTGTAAGTGTTGTTCGTTCCGCCTTGATTGATAAGAAGAGTCGTATTGTGAGTAATGTGTAATCTGTCTGAACTCTCACTACTAACGTTCCACTCGAATGTCAAGGTACCTGCTACGTCGAATTTAAGTCTGTACCACCCGTGCTTGCTGTCCGTGTGAACCGTACTTTGCAACACATTATCGACTTGCTTCCATGGGTACGCCGGGTCGTTTGTTACCGTACGGATAGTATCGAGATACGAGTTGAGATAGTCTTGTAATTTCGGTTGTCCTCTTGGGTAAGGCAACACCAACCGTATATCACCCGGTCGACCTTCTTGAGTAGGTGCTTCGTAGTTAGCTTTTATATCCCAGAAGATACCCCCAAGAACTTGAACGTATGGGTTTCGTATTATTATCATACTATCCCTCCATCACGTTTATTCCCTCGATCGTCACAAGCGGCTTTCGAGTGGAATAGTAAGTAATCTCGTCGTTCTCGATAGACCCGATAACTAGCCCGTACCTCGCCATATCGAGAGTGTCGAATACGGGTGCAACAAGTCTTTTTCTGTTACCTTTCAGCGGCAGCGTACTTTTCTTTACAGCTTTCACTGTGAACGGGTCAATAGTGCCGTCTTCAACCCAGTCAGTCGTAAGTATCGTTACCGGTTCAGACTCAATTCGTACGAGTATTGAGTCATCGAGTCGGGCGTTCGCTGTGTCAGCTGACGATTGTGCGTTGTCTGCGGCCCGTTGCGCGGTGTCAGTGTGCGAGTCGACCTCGTTGATTGCACGTACGAGCGTAGTCTTTTCATCAGTTGTAAGCTCGGAACGGTCACCTATTTCAGCTTTATTCGAATCAGCATGGGCATCAACCTCGTTTATCGCACCGACAAGCGTTGTTTTCTCGTCAGTGGTCAGAGTCGTCATATCGCCGATCTTCGCATACAGGTCAGCAATCTTGTTCGTTATTGCTGTCGAGACGTCCAACACACCGCGGAGGTCGACTTGTAACGTTTCACCGACGATGACACCACCGAGTTGGTCTTTCGTTGCAATATACACAGGCGGCAACGCGATGTTCGTTATATTACCCGTTGTAATCTCGCTCGCCGTAGCGTTCGCTACAGATTCCTCAGAGCACGGCTTGATGTAGTACATTCTTCGAATCGGGTCACCGTGTACTCTCGCAATCGGGCTGTCGCCCAGAATAAGTTTCTGCGAGCCGAACAAGTCTTGTTTCAACGTGACGTTCTTCAAATAACCGTCGAAGTCGACTATCTCGGTTGCTTGCTCACCGTCACCTTCAACACGCGTAATCGGTGACGTCGAATCGAGTAGCATTATTGAATACGTATACGTTCCAGGTGATAACCTATCAGTGAACGCCGGCTCGAAAACCAGAGGCACAGCGAACGCATACTCACGCTTCGTAAGGCTGATAGGATATACCGGAGGCGTAGTTGTCGGTACGACGAACATATACTTCTTATTCGCAAGAACCTTGTATATGATTCCCGTGTCAATTACAGACTCCTCCGTGTTTACCGTCTTACTCTTCGGATAGAAGCCGCCGCGAATTCGCATCTGACCGCTCTCGTCCGGAGTGCCGTAACCGTAATACGTGTAGTCCTTGATCGGCATATACTCTTCGATGAGCATATTGCCGTTCAAGTCGTTCGCGTCCGTTTCCGCCTTAACCGAGAATACGATCATCGGATTCTTCATACCGATCGGCAAAGCAAACGGCGTATCGTCACGGTTTAGTATCGACAACAGCACGACGCCCGAGTCGCCTCGGTTCATCGTTATTGTCTTGTTAGTGTAAAAAATCGACATTCTTTATCCTCCAATCATACTTTGAAGTTCGTTGTACATTGCTTGCTTCGCAGCCTCGTCGTCAGCTTTAGTGCTCGCCGCGCTCTGCTCGTTACCAGCAGGAGCCGCAGGCTGAGCTTTCTTACCCATCTCTACAGCTTTCGCAACCTGCTGCTGCATTATGCCGAACCGTTCAGTAATGTCTTGCAAGCACAGTTTAGCAAGCGGGTAGTTGAGTTCCTTCATAATCTTCCAGTACAGCATCTGCGTTCTGGGGTCTTGCGGGTTGCCCATCGTGCCACCGACGAAATTATTAGTCGTCTCACGCCACATCGCCTCGCGCGAAGTGTACAGGACCGAAGCCGTGTCGACAGAGAACATGAAGCTGTCGTCGTAGTACAGATTTCCGACGTCGCCGTCCAAGAAGTTGTATCTGCTGATCGACGCGTTTGTTATCGAGCCGTCAGTGTCGTCAATGACAAACGTCTCGTTGTTGTCGCAATACGCTAAGAAGAAGTGGAACATCATCTCGTACAGATCGGCGTACGCAGCGTCCTTCATCTTACGTTTACTTTCCATACGACCTGCAGCTTGCGCAGCGCTTATTTCTTTCGCCTTTCCACTCTCAGCGGTCGGGTCGCGCTTGCCTTGGTACGAGTCAGTTATACCGAGCGACGCTCTACCGTACTGATACACGCGGTCTGCAAGGATGTCGTCCTGCTGAATGCTCGCTTGCAAGTTCTGCACGCGTATCGCGTCCGCCCATTTCGGGTCTTTCAATCTCACGACTTTCAGCGTCTCGTTCGTGAGTTTCATATTCATCTTCTCAGGCATAGTGATAATGCTACCAGCCTTCAAGATGTTCTGTTCAATCTTAGTTAAGATGTTGTTCGACGACAGCTGCGTCTCGGTCAAGATGTCGACGTCCGACACCCCATAGGGTGAGTCGACTCGACTTATATTTACACGCATAACGAGCGGGATGCGTCGAAGCGCGTAATATTTTACCTTGTCGCCTTTCTTAGCGAGCAGCAGTCTCGGTTTCGTCGGGTCTGTCGGGTCGCCTTTCACGACGTCGTCTTCGAGCGTTTCTTCTCTGACGCTCTTCTCAGTGAACTCGGTCGATCCACATATCGGGCAGACGTCTTCGTCCGTTGCGTAGCCGCACTGCTTGCAGACGCGCTGACGTCTCGACTCGAAGTCCCTATCGTCGAAGATTACAAAGTCGGTGTTCTCAGCCCACGTGAGGCGGCAAACGTAGCCGTCGCGGTCGTAGTACCAACACGTAATCATGTCGACCATACCTTTATAGTTAGGACTTTCAGGCGGCAATTTACCGGTCAAGTTGTAGATTTTCATCATACTCTCGCGGCTGAATACGAACGCGTACTCAATTTTCTTGAAGTCGCGCACGCCGGGCTGCAACCAGACGTCCTGAATCGGGCGGTCAACGACTGTTATGGCGCCGACGTTCTTTCCGTGGCGAACAGTGTCGTCCCAACCAACTTCATAGAAGTGTGACCCTTGGACCAACACGCCTCGTTCGATGCGGTCGTTCATCGTCTCGCTGTCGAGGCGGTCCATCTCATTTCTGAGCATCGACTCAAGGTCGTGAGCAAGGTCTTGTTTGTCAGCGTCCGACGGCGTTATTTTAGGTTGCGGAATAGCGTTGTTGATTTGTGTCTCGATCAACTCGAAGCACATGTTGCGCAAGCACTTCGTTCCGCTTTTCTCAGCCGTCGTACCTTTGTATAAATTCTCGCGCACTTCCAACTTGTCGTCAACGAACGGGCGGCGTTTAGCCCTCGCGTCGTCGAATAGCATTTGCCAGTAGCGCAAGCGTTCTTGTACGTCCCCCGACATCGGAGGAAACTGGTATTGTGTTTCTTTCTTCTTCATTCTTACCTCCACTCAACGGGGTATTTCCATTCTTTGAGTAGTTGTGATTTGAGAGCGTCGTCCGCTGCCTCGAAGTCTTGATACATGTCGGGCGTCCAAACGCTGTACTCGCGCGTTACTTTCTCGCTCACCGGAGCTCCGATGATAGACAATCTGTTCAGCGCTTGCGTGAACGCGTCGACGGTGTCGTCGTGCTGTCCCGCCGGGAACGCAGACGCTTCATCGACGAGCTCGTAAGCCCATGGTTCGTAGGGCAGATACACGTGTTTCGTCTCTTGTATGTACGATACCGCGGCCGCTCTGGACAATTTACCGCCTTCAGGGTTTACCGGTATGATATTGTCGAACTCTTGTGACAGCATATCTATGGCCGCCGAGCCGTTCGCTTTATCTTCAATGTACACCGCGTCGAGGTCAGGGTGCGACGAGATGTACTCTCTGAGCACTGTAATCATCTCAGTGAACGACAGGCGGCGTCTGGTACCCCAAATACCGTAGTAGTCGTTCGCACGCTTACCCCAGTGTTGTATAGCGACGAAGTCGCTTGTCTCGCTTTTCTTGAACGCCGCGTCGACGGACAAGACGTTATATACTTGCTCCGGCAGGTCCTCGTAGAACTGCCAGTTTTCTTTTAGAAAGATGTTACCCGAGTTAAGGACCGGGTTGCCTTGGAACAACGCGTTCCACGCACGCTCACCGTTCTCGGTCACGTACGTTGTTTTGTAGTCTTTGAGCCACGCGGCGCCTTTACCAATCTCAGGGCACAGCGGCGCGCCTACCGGTCTCCCCATCGGGTCGTTCTCTTCTGCCTCGCACGGCAGGTTCAGCACTTCCACGTTCGGGAACGTCCGCTTGATGTGGCCAAACAAGTCGTCCTCGTGCCACCGCGTCTGTATGACGATAATCTTTCCGTGCGGCGCGATACGTGTTAGGATTGACGCGTAGAACTCATCTAAGATAGCAGCGCGCGTCGTCTCCGACATCGCCTCTTGCATATTTTTCGTCGGGTCGTCTATTATGAACAGGTCTGCCGGGTTACCAGTAATACCTGACAAGATACCACGACTGATGCAGCGCCCGCCCTCGACAGACTCGAACTCCGTGTTCGTCCACGGCGCTTCTGCCGGGTGGAATTCAGGGAACAATCTCGGCCCGTAGTCCTCGAGTTTCCTGAGGTTACGTCTTCCGAATCGTTTCGCGAAGTCCTCTGAGTAGCCGGCAATGATTACCGACTTGTCGGGGTGATTTCCAAGGTACCACGACGGCAACGTCTCAGTCAAGCTCCGCGACTTACCGTGCTGCGGTGGGGTCGATATAAGTAGTACGTCGAACGCCGCGCTTCCTTTCTTGTTCAGAAATTCTTGCACTTTGTTACACAGAAACCTGTGAAACGCCGTATCAATAAAACCCTGGTTCGAATACAAGACGTACTTATAATAGGACTTCCGCGCTTCACGTACGGCAAGCTCCTCTCTGATCTGCTCGACCGATGCACATTGATCGATACCCAGCGTTTTAAGCGCGGCGCTCGCCGTAGTGGACAGGCGAGGTGTATTGTTACCCATTATTTACCTCTTCAGGCGATGCTCCTTGCTCAGGGTTCAATGCTTGCAGCAACGTCAACAGTTGCGTATCCGTCAGTGACGCTAAGCCCTGCGTTTTATGTTCCACAGTGACGTCGGTCTGCGGCTTATAACCCGCTGTATCTCGCAAGAATTCCGCCGCTCTCGTGTCGCTATCGTCTATCGCTTTCGCGAACTGCCCCAATATAACAAGCTCCGATAACGAACACACGTCTTCCTCTAACATCTGCGCGAGACCTTTCGCTTTCGACTCGTCAGACAACAAGTTCAACGGTATCTGTCTGTCGGACAATTCTCTGACAATCGTTCTGTAATGTCTCTGCGACGACCCCGATATGAAATCAGCCATCTTTCCTTGCAACGCTTTGACAACGTTCGTTTGTCTCTGCTCTGCAGTCGGAGCGACCGCTAAGGGAGCCTCTTCGTGCACTGGGTAGGGTGGGGGAAAGTCCTGATTAAGAAAACAACCTTCCGGTTTGCAACCGTCAGGGGTACAAGCAAATTCATCGTCGGTGACGGCGTGGGCGGCTGACGTAGGGAATGTGGTAGTGCCCGAGGGACAGTGCTGGCCGGCAACTGAACCCTCAGGCTTAGGAGAAAGAGAAGACACCGTGGGAAACGATGCAAATGAGTTAGGTTGTGAAGGACGAGTCGTGGGGTCCGTCGTATGGGGTACGGAATCCATTGTATGAGGAATGGGACGCGTTGCACGTGGCTCGTTGTTCGATGCTTCCATATACTATATATAGCAAGTAATGGGCAATGCACGTCACTAAAAAGTTAAAATTTTGCAAAATATTTCATTAAAATAATTAGTAAAGGCATGCTGCCAAAGGCCGGGTGTGGGTGGTTTTTATTTTATTCGAAAATTCTGTCGCGAAAACCGAAATGTTAGGGGGAGGGGTGAATCCCCTTTTTGGCTCATAGAGCCGCGAGGTTTCACTAGGAATGACGAAAATTTTTATTGATTCCTTGTTCAGGGCCCATATATAATTTGTCACTCCGTTTGAATTTACCAGGTTTCTATTTATATTTATAAATATTATTTGGGCGACATATTGCGTAAGGCGCTAGTCGTTAAAATATAATATATAATTTTTAATATAATAATATATATTTTTTAATATATTAAA